ATTGAATTGGATATATTGGAAAGTCAGATTAATTCTGGGTGGAAGTACAAAGAAGATGCCCTAGTTAATCCAAAAGATGTGTTCCTTTCTGGTCAGGGTCGAGGTCTGGCTCTTAAACAAGAGGCTCAGATGACTGATGTTGAGCGTATACCTCCGGCTGCATTTGATTCGTCAATTGTGCAAATATCTGAGGTATTAGCACGTGAGGTACAAGAGATATCTGGCGTTAATGAAGAATTACTAGGGTCTGCTGTTGATGAGAAGGCCGGTATATTAGCGATGTTAAGACAAGGGGCCGGCCTTACTACTTTACAAGTACTCTTTGATAGGCTCGATCGAGCACAAAAACTTCTTGGTAAGCTTATGATCGATATAGTCCAGAACAATTTTACACCTGGAAAGGTTAAAAGAATTATCGAGGAAGAGCCCACGCAGCAATTTTACAATAAAGCTTTTGGTCGTTATGATGCCGCCATAGAAGAGGGCCTAAATACAACAACCCAGCGTCAAATGCAATTTGCACAGCTTATGCAGATGCGTGAGGCCGGCATACAGGTGCCTGATGAGGTGCTCATCGACGCGTCTACGTTGCAAAATAAGAAAAAGCTTCGCGAAGCAGTGCAAGCTGCGCAACAAGAACAGGCACAAATGCAACAAATGCAATTGCAAGCACAAATGGAGCAAATGCAGGCACAAACTGAGCTAGCCAAAGCGCGAGCAGTTGCAGACCGCGGTCTAGGTTTAGAGAGAGCAAGTCGCGTAGAAGAAAATCAAGCATTTGCAACCGAACGTTATGCTGAAGCTCAAAAAGACAACGCTATGGCTGACCTAAATATTGTTAGAGCGATGAAAGAAATCGAAGACGTTGACTTGGCTCAGCTTGAAAAGCTAGTTGCATTATCACGCTTAATGGCTCAAGAAAACATTGTTGATGAAAAGATGCACGAAAGAGCAAAAGGCGGTACAATGGCAGAAGCGCAACAAGCTGCAAAAGCTGAAGTAGGACAAGAATTAACACAACCACAAACATAAGGATAATTGTGAAAAAGTTATTACTAGCAGCCATGTTACTCGTAGGAATTTCAACAACGGCGACGCACGCTGGATTTTTGAGAAACACATATTACAGAGCTCGACATAGGGTCCATTATAATCGTGGGACTATTGGTCTAACGGTCGGAGCTATAGCTGGGAGTGCAGTTACCTATGTTTTGCGTAAGCCAATTGAAAAAGGTATTGAAAAAGTTTGGAATTGGATTAAAGATAAGTTTAAAAAATAAGGCCTCAAAACAGTGTGTAAGTTTCGCACAAAAATAAAATGTGTTAAGCTTTATAAGCTTATCGATATGCCTCTAGTTAGAGGGGTTTAACTCTAATACCGCAGATAGGATGTGCACTCCGAAAGCGTATAGTAAGAAGCGTTGCTGCCGTATCGATAACAGCCTAAGCGGCTAGCCGTTAAAACAATATTGTCTTGATGGCTCTTAAAAAATAAGGCCTCTGCGGTTAGAGGTTGATAACCTTGCCCCAGTCGTCGACAAAGTGTCGACAACTTGTCGACTGTTGGGACAGTTTCCGAGGAGAAACAATGGCAAAGCGATATTATGATGGTGCATATGCAGGAGCAGCACCTCGTAAGATGCAAGAAGCTAGAGATAGCAGGATGATATCTGAAGACATGTCTGCTATAGCAAATCTTCCACAAGGTGTAATATATAGAGAGTACCCAAAAACCCCTTATAATATGCCTGAAGGATTAGATGACACAATGTACAGCGTTGACAGACAAATCAAAGACGATATGAAACGCAAGAAACCTATCAACTCTGAAAAGTACTAGGAAAGTTATGCCTGTCATGCCAAGAACCAAAGGAAAAGCGCAAAAAATAGCTTATTCGATACTTGGAGTTCCCTCCAATATGCGGAAAACTAAAACTAAAAACGGTAAGATAAAAAAGCGCCTTCTTATTGAGGAAACACGACTTGTCAGGTAAAATGCTTCATATAAAACCTTTTTAAAAGGTGTGGAAGAGGGAGTTGACACAGGAGCTCCCTCTTTTTTTGCGGAAATATAATGGCAAAAAATTATGGTCAAAAAAGGCCGAACGCGTACAAAAATCCAAGAAAAGGTGACCTATTTTTTTTGTGTCCATAGTCCACAAAGAGCGATTCCCAATGCATCTGTAATATCGTCTCTTTGTGGATCTTTCAAATGGAAAATACGTTTTATAACGTTTGCAACCTGTTCCTTAGATGCATTTCCGTAACCAGTTATTCCCTGCTTCACTTCTCTTGGTGAAAACTCTTTTAAATTTAAATCATTTTGATACGCAATAAGATAAAGAATGCCCCTGACATAACCAAGTTTTAAAAATGTCGAGGCATTCTTATATAGAAACGGAGTTTCTAAGGATAGCAGAGTTACTTTTTGTTCATTAACTATAGCCGATATATGATCATATAGTGTTCCAATCTTGTCGACCAGGTTTTTTTTCTTGTGAACATCGATGCATCCATAAGAGATAACGTTGGTTTTCTGTTTTTCGTGCTTAATTACCCCATATCCGGCATATCGAGTGCCCGGATCTACTCCCATTATGATCATCGATTATATAATCTTCGAAGTACTGAAATGAGATACATTTTACTTTTTGGAATCGATTCAGACAGCTTATTAATAGTCATTATAAGCGCTAGAAGCTCTTTTTTTTCTGCTGGATCTAGTTTTTCCCTTAGGTTGTCTAGGCGCCGCTTAAGATTAATTTTATACGTTGCGCTATTCATTTTATTAAAGACGCTTCGACACGACAATAAAAACGTTGCAAAAAAGAAGTACTTTTTATTAAGTGTGTCCCTTATAGTAATCGCATCTTTTTTTAAGGAATTCAGAAGTCGCTGCAGCGAAAGAAATTTCACTTTTTGGGTTTCATTGTATGAAATAGCTGCTTTTTTAGCTAGCTTATCAATACTATCAATAAGTCTAGTTAGGTCTCGTACATGTTTTTTAATTGTCGATCGATTGTTTTTGTTAAACACGCTTTCAATATTTGACCGCAGTAACTTTATTAGTTCATGAGCTTCTATGATATGATTAATCATTTGCGCCCTTACGCTAACTATGCTGCAACTAATTGCAGCTGCACATATTAATTTTTTCATTTTTACCCTTTGTGTGTTTATCTTGGTTAACTCCTCTTTGAAGACTATAACAGTAAAACCGCCTGCAGTCTAAAGGCTATAGGCGGCATTGTTAATTATCGTCGGCAAGATCTTGTGATTATTTTTGCAAGTTTTGTGAAGATCTTTATAAAGTTGATACATGCAGTTGTTGCGATTTCCTCTTGTGTTTCCTGCTCGTCTAATATGGCTCGTACGCGACTTCTATTTCTATCTTGGCATCTCTCGCGCTCTCGAGAAAGAGATCTTGAGACACTTCTAGGAATTTCCAGCATCATATTCCCTAACTCCTGTATGTCTTTTTCCATCTGTCTTCCGCGCGCGCATGAAGTGTGTGTTGAATATGCTAAGCTGACGAGAAGTATTATTGAGAAATATTTCATCGGAACCCCCTTCCGTTAGAACTAATAAGATACGCATGTATTTACTGCGATGTATTTCACGTATATTATATCATAAAGTACAAGCTTAACCCGAGGAGATTCATGAAGAAAAGAGATACGATCGGCAAAATAAGTCTAGACTTGATGGAAAAATCTCACGATGACACACATACACCTCGCGAGCAAATGCTCGAGCAACTTAAAGACTTTGAGAAACATATTGAACTGCGTATAGAAAGTGGGAAGAAAGAATTTCCTGGCGATTTTTATATTGTAGTTGAAACTAAAAAAGAACCACTAATGCCAAATGTTCTTCGCAACTATTTTATATCTCGTCAATCCTGTCCAACGCCAGGATACGATCAGACGGTGTATCGATACAACAGAAAATCTGGTTCTATAGAATTTATGTGGGTAATGCCAGCCAAAGACATTTGTATATATCTCGTTGAGAATTCGCTTGAACTTCCGGAAGATCAGCGCGATCTTCTAGATATGGTGTTAAATTTCAACGATGGAACGCTTTTAAAGGTCGCAAAAAAACTTAACGGAGAACGAGCAGACTCTCCCGTTCTTGAGAAAGGAAACTAATGGAAACAGAAGAGATAAACAATGTCGTCCAAGAAACAGCACAAGAGAATTCTACAGAAGCTGAACTGGGAGCTGAAAGCGCACCTACGGATAATCCGGAAAGCCAAGAAGCTCCTCAGGAAGATCTACAAGCTCGAAACATTCGCGAGATGCGACTTAGAAAGGAGCAAGCTGAACGAGAAAGAGATGATGCACGACGACAGCTTGAAGAAATACAACGAATGCAGCAACCAAAACAAGAGGTAGTTCAGCAAATCGAGGAAGAAATAGAAGACCTTAAGCTAGCAGAAGATGAATTTGTTGAAGGAAAGCATTTAAGTAAAGTTGCAAAAAAGATTAAAAAGCTTGAAAATCAGCTAAAAAACTATCAACAGGCTACTACTACTGCTACAGTTGAAACTCGCCTCAAGCAAAAGTATAATGATTTCGATAGTGTTGTATCAAAAGAGAATGTTGAGGCGCTTGTTCGTGATTATCCTGAGCTTGGAGCAACACTTAAGGCAAATTCAGACTTATATTCTCAAGCTGTTTCTGCATATACCATGATTAAGCAAATGGGGATATACAGGGAAGACAAATTTGCTGGAGACAGAGCAAAAGCCGAGCAAAATGCAGCAAAGCCTAGACCACTAGCCAGCGTGTCCCCACAAGAAGGCCAAGGACCACTAACAAAAGCAAATGCGTTTGCAAATGGCCTTACAGACGAATTAAAAGAACAATTGCGCAGAGAAATGAAGGAAGCGCGCGCAAGAATGTAAAATATTGGGCCCGTTTAATGTGATATGTGGTGTGAGACAATCGTTTTTGCTATACCTAGGGCCCAAATATCTTGTACTAATCTTTTCTCTCTTATATCCTAAAATTGGCAGTATGGGCATCGCCAACCCACTCGAGCTGTACGGGCATCGCTCACCCATTTCTATAGGCTGTAGGGAATCGCCTCCCCGTTGTAAGTAATATTTTATTAACTAGGTAAAGGGAAATTATGCCTATTACAACGACTACGGTTCTGCCTGCGCCAGTGCAGCAGAGCTTTAGCTACAAACTTCTCTCTGTACCTGTTCCCTCAATGATCCACAAAATACCGGCAATGAAAAAAAGAATGCCGTCAAAAGGTGGACGCACATTGCGTATGAGGCGCTATAATGCACTCGATACCGCAATTGTACCATTGGGGAACACAGGAATTAC